GCAACTACATGAAGATTGACACGGAAATCACTGCGGCTAATGCCGTTGACGTTGCCAAGTCAATCCTCTTCTCGCTCGACCCGCGCCTCCGCAAAGAGGAGTTGTTCATGTTCTGCTCGCAGGACTTCGCAGACAAGTACAACGAGGGCTATCTGATGACTCACGGAGGTATCGCCTACAACACTCAGTATGACCAAACTTCGGTTGAAGGCTCTAACGGTCGCCTGAAGCTCGTTCCGCTCTACAACAAGATGGACTCCAAGTTCATCCACGTGTGCCCCAAGAAGAATATGCTCGTTGGCTACGACCAGATGAGCGATGTTGAAAACATCCTCGTCAAAGAGTATGAACCTTTCATCCTCTCTTACATCGCTACGATGTTCTTTGGCGTTCAGTTCGAATCTATCGACAAACGACGCTTCAAAGCCATTGAGCTTGTCTAATCTCACCTCTCTTTTACCTTTTACCCCTTAACTTTAACCTGTTAACCCAATGGCTACGACTACCACAACCACCTGTTCAAGCCTTCAGAAGTCGCTCGCGTGGTGCCAAGGCACCCCCGAGCTGCCGGGGGTGAGACGCCGCATTTACTACATCTCCAAAGGGCAGATTGTAAAATGGCCGACGCTCCCTCGCGACACTAAAGGTCGCCCGACTTCGGCTGTGCTCTCCGGCGATTTTGAATTGAAGGCTGATGCCAAGTGGCAATATATCGACATATTGCCCGACAAATCGCAACTCACCTCCGAAGCTCAGGGTGAACTCCCAAGCCAAACCCAACTCAACAAGTTGGTTGCCGTTCACCCCGGCGTGGGCGAGGAAGCTTCTGCTACAGCTGCTTACATCAACAACAACGATAACGTCTTTGTAGTCCAAGACATGAAAGACAAGTATCGTGTTGTCGGTTCGGAAAAATGGCTCACTAAGTCTACCGTGGCGCAAGACCTCGGTCAAGGCGCAACCGGTACAACTTCCACCACAATCAATGCCGAGGCTACCGACGAAGTGCCGGCGCCTTTCTACGTTGGCACGCTTGCCACCGAAGACGGGGACATTGATTGCAGTGCCGCTTAATCCTGAAAACCATGTGTGATAACGTCAAGTCCGGAGCGATTGACTTGAACGAGTTGCTTAACGACATCTCTGTTCCTGCTCTCGAAGTTCCCGAACTTGACGTTGTAGTATCCAAACCTAAAGAGTCCGACCTTTTTGCCGAAAAGAAGCATAAGGCATGGCACGAGGGTAATGCTATTGAAGCGCGTTGCGACTTCGCCCCAAACAAGGTGCGCATCTCTTATCGCCATCCATCTTTCGGCATCATATCGCTCTGGAAGAAGTCGCTCTACGGTCGCACTCTCACGGAGATTAAGGCTGATGACTATATGATTGAGCGGTTCGCCACAGGTGTCGCCAATCTTATCGGTCAGGTACTCGGGCACTCGCTCGCCTCAGGCGACTGGTGCATTGTTACGTCACCGAAGCGACGACACAAGACTCACAATTTTGCTTCGCTCATTGCAGCTCAAATCGGTGAGATATTGCACATTCCGTTTTACGAGGATGTGGCGCAGTGCCACTCCAAGCATCGTGTCGGGGCGGTGTTCTCCTTTGGCGCACAACCGCCTACCGAAAGCAACATCATCGTTTTCGACGATTTTGTTACCACCGGCGCCACAATGATATCAATGAAAAATCTTCTCGAACCTCTCGGCAAAAACCTCGTGTTCTTTACCGGGATAAACAACAAACTCTAACGTAGAGTCTTCCAATCTTTATAATCATTAGATTTGTAGTCCCTATATTGAATAAGCTCGATTGAATCATTGCTTCCCCACATATTGAACTGATTCAAGTCGGCAATATGTCGAATATCATTGGCAAAATCAATATCATTCATGGATATTACTGCATCTCCATATTCAATCCAATCGTATTCTGAAATATTGAAATAATCTAATGCCTCTTTAATCAATTTATCAGAGTTGATGCAATGTAATCTATTCTCTTTACTATTTCTTGTATATTCAATGTACTGCTTATGTTCTATTTTATATCTGGAAAGTTTCACTATAATACCCCAATAATATAATTTAGATGCTACTTGTTCCCAATATGTATATGACAGTTCTAGAATATCTAACGCAGATTTGACTTGATTAATGTCTATTCTTTCGCGTAGAAATTTGATAGTTCGGTCTTTGTCATAATTATAGAAATCGCGGAAATACGCAAAAAATAGCATACTATTATATCGTGTAATAACATTATGCGCTTCCCGTAGTTTTCTCTCTTTTTTTGTCTCAGCTATTCTTCTGCCAAGTTTCATATTCATTTTTCCAAAAGAATAGAAAAGATTGCCTACGGAATACTTAAACTGGCCTTTTGCAGATCTTCTCATCGAATTTTCTGCATTAATAATAAAATATATCGGCAGTACCCAAAATATCAAAATTAAAAGAATTATGTCCATATTAAGCGTTTTTTGTCTTTTAAGATGCCAAAGATACAAATTAAATTTGTTTAAGACAAAGATAATTAGTCATGGATCACAAATTCACTGAACTTATAGGCAAATGGCTGGAGACAGCCGCCGATGAGCGTGACTACAGCGTCGGCGCTCTCTACCTCCTGAAACTGAGTGGCAATGCCATCATGTACCGCAACATCATCGCGGCTCTCGATAAGCGCAAGGACTTTATCGAGTATCAGCTTCAAAAGTATTACAACTTCCGTGTGCAGGAGTTAACCCATGCGCAGGTCGTTGAGATGGAAACCCAAGTCGAGGAAATTGTGGCTGAACACATTCCTCTCGCAGCAAAGGCTGACGAGGAGCCCCAAAAGGGTAAACGTTCAGACCACGACCAACTTCCGGAGGATATTCAGGCGAAGTACGTTGAGAACCTATCGCTTCTGCAACGTATGCGCGAGCTGCATCTTCGGCTTCGCACAATGTCAACCGAAGACTCGACTTGCCCCGACAGCGAGCGCTATCCGTTCCTCAAAGAACTTATAGAACTCGACAAGAAGTTACACGCCAACTGGGAGGCGTATGACCATTACGTCATTTCTTCCAACCCCTCGGCTGATGCCTCCGCCACGCCCGTTTCGACGAAATCGAAAGCCAAATCGAAGAAAGCCGCTAAGTCATAATGCAACGAACTGCTTCAATATCTGACATTCTGAAACCGCTATCTCAGAAACCGTTTCAGGCGTACCTTTCAACAGCTCTACAAGTTGCCGACGTACTGGAGTGGATATTGGCGCAAGTGGGTGTAGCTGAAATCTGGCAAACATCTTTCTCCATCTCCGAAGAGTTCCTTCGCAGACTTTATTTCATCACTCGCGACAAAAAGGTCAGCCGCATTAATCTTGTACTCGACCATAAGGCAACCAACAAGACTCTCAAACTTTGGAGCTTCATCATCCAAGTTATTGAGCGCACTTATTTGGCTGACAACCACTCGAAAATCCTTCTGGTTAAGGGCGAGAACGGCACCAAGGTTGCCGTTGTTACCTCGCAGAACCTTACCCGAGGCAACCGTGCCGAGTCTGCTTTCATCAGCACCGACCCGGCTATTTTCGACAATCTTTTTGCACAAGTCAACGATTTAATCACCAATCATTCCGTTCCGCTAAATGACTTATTCAGAGACCGTATTACAACAGATTGAAAAGTTTGCTGCCATCTATTTGAAGATAAGCGACATCGCCGTAATACTTGATATTCCGGCTGATGTGCTGCGTTCAGACATAGCTGACCGCACAACCGACGTGTCGAAAGCCTATCGACGGGGCAAAGCCGCATCGAAGGTCAAGCTTCACTCTCAGGAGATGATGCTTGCCCAAGTTGGCTCTCCACTCGCCATCGAAAATGCCCATCGCAACCTTCTCGACATGGAAGATGACGAATAAAAAAAGAGATGGGCTTCAAACCGCAGCGTTTAAGCCTCACGGACCCATCTCTAAACTCCTTTGATTGCAGTATAGCTGGATTTTCTGCAATGGTCGCTGTATTACGTCCAACTAACAGCTTTGGCTATTCCTCGGAGTTTTGTTTTGAGAGCCGGAGGTCGGCGCGTCCTCCATCAGTCAAGCAGGTAGCCATCCTTACTTCCGCAATAAGCCTTTAATCTCGTGGCATCTCAAAAGCCTATCCCACACGCGCATTAGGGCATAGTACTGTCGGAACTTCTAAGGGGGTTGCCAGTCATACGTCCGACAACTGGTGGGAGCGCGAACTTCCCCATAGACGACGCAAATTTACAAATTAATTTTCTTATGTCAACACCAAGTGCCATAGAAGTTTGCCGTGCCGACCTCTTCACAAAAGAGGACGAGCTTGCGCAGCGCTATCCGCAAATCATTGTGGAGAAGGTGTTGCGTGTGCGTGAGATGTACAACTGGTTCATCTCTAACCCCGACGCAACCGACCGTGAGTTCGTTGCCGAGGTCATGCAACGCCATCCCATTTCTCGTGTTACGGCTTACAGCGATCTTGCAATATGCAAAACGCTTCTGCCTACACTTGCCACCGCAAGCCGCGATTTCCACCGCTGGCGATACAATGAGATGATTCTCGCCACTTACAAGATGGCGGAGAAGCGCAAGGACACGAAGACCATGGAACGGGCGGCGTCATCCTATGCCAAGCACAACCGCGTTGACTTGGAGGATGAACAAGCCATGCCATACGACATGATTGTGCCGCAACCGTTCACTGCTACCGACGACCCACGTGTTCTCGGCATCGAACCTATCCCCAATATACAAGAAAAAATCTCGGCTATGATACAAAAGTATCGTGCCGAGACCATTGATATTGAGGATGTTCAATTCGAGGAAGTTGACCTCGAACTGGATACACTATTTCCTGCAAATTCTAATTCTTCGGAAACCGACGAATAAAAAAACGGCTACACTTTCCGGAAAGCATAGCCTAAACATTCATTTTGCATTAACGCTTTTATGGCCGTTCGTTACCAATCGGACAGTAACACAAAATGAATATCTAAAGCAAAGTTACAACTTTTTTCCATGAGTGACAAACGCATATATTTCAACAAGCCGCAGCGACTGACGCAACTCATCGGCGCCAACACCACCGTTATCGTTGCCGGCCGTCGTACCGGTAAGACGGACTCCATCGCCGCGCCTTTCGTGCTCCGCAATATGCAGCGTATGCCGGGCAGCACAGGCGGCATCTGTGTGCCGACTTTCAAACACGGTCTGACAAACACCATCCCGGGGTTGCTCGCTGCTTGGAAACGTTGGGGATTTCTAAACGGTGTGCATTACGTGATTGGTCGGAAACCGCCCAAATCGTTCAAGCAACCTATAATCCAACCGAGCGACTATGAACACGTCATTTCGTTTTACAACGGCTCTTGCGCCATCATCATCTCGCAAGACCGCCCCGGCTCGTCAAACTCGTTGACTCTCTCGTGGCTGCTCGTCGATGAAGCCAAGTTCATTGACTATCAAAAGCTAAAAGATGAAACGCTTCCTGCCAACGGCGGTATTAAATCTTACTTCGGGCATCACTCGTTCAATCACTCAATCATGATATTGAGCGATATGCCGCAGACGCAGCGCGGCTCATGGTTCTTGCACTATCGCGACAAGATGGATGCCGAACTGATAAAAACTATTGAGGGTACGGTCTATGAAATCTGGCGCACCAAGGAACGGATCCGCCAACTCAATAATCGTGGCGAAACCGTTCCCGAGTATCTGAAAGGCTACCTCCGTCGCCTCGACACTAACCTCAATAAGATGCGCTCCGTAGCGGTTTACTATAAGGAATACTCCTCAATAGAAAACCTGCAACTGCTTGGTGAAAACTACATCAAGCAGATGAAGCGCGACCTCACACCTTTGACATTCCAAACCTCTATCCTTTGTCAGAGGATCGGAATAGCCAAAGACGGTTTTTATTCGTCGATGCGCGAAGCTCATAAGTACGATGCAAGCAACTTTGACACCCTCGACGCCGAGTTTAAGAAGTTTGCTGACAGCCCTCTTAACTCTTCACTCTCAACTCTTAACTCAACAAGCGACAGCGACGTTGACCCCGACGCTCCAATTTGCATCGGTATGGACTACAATGCAAATATCAACTGGATTGTTGCGGGGCAACCGCGTGAACGCCGTCTCAACGTCATCAAATCTTTCTACGTGAAATTCGAGCACAAAATCCCGGCACTCGTTGCCGACTTTTGCGACTACTACCGCGACCATCGCAACAAAACCGTAGTGTTTTATTACGATGCCACCGCTCTCGGCTCTAACTATGCCGTAAACGAGCAAGATTTTCGCTGGGTAGTAATCCACGAATTTGAAAAACATGGTTGGCAAGTGGAACCGGTCTATCTCGGCAACCCGATGCGCCACGATGAAAAGTATCTTCTCATCAACCAGGGCTTCGCCGGCAAGCAGCGCCTCATACCGTTATTTAACCGCTCCAACAATGAAGACCTTATCCTTGCCATCCAGTCGGCAGGAGTCAGCCGCGGGCGCAACGGTTTTCGCAAAGACAAGTCAGGCGAAAAACTCGCCGAGAGCGAAGAAGCCCTCCTCGAGCACCGCACCGACGGCACCGACGCCTTCGACACCCTCTACATCGGCGCGGAGAAATTCCCCTTCCACGACTCTTTCTCGCTCTCCACCTCCGGCGTGGTATAAAAAAGTTCCGCCTCTGTCAGCAGGAAAGACATTGGCAGAACCCAATCGGGCTTGTGAAATGACACAGCTACTTCACAAAGCGAAACTTTTAAGCAAAGTTACAACCTTATTTTGATTAATCAATTAAAGTTCATACATTTGCAGTAGAGCATCGTCAACGGATTAAAGCCTTATATCGGATGTAGATAATCTACATGACTGATGGAAGAAATGCCGCCCTCCGGCGATGTTATACTTAATGATCATGGACGAAAAGATTAAACAATGCACGGTACTATATGAACAATTGCAGATGCAATGCTGTGGTGAGCCTCTGCGTGTCGGTACTATTGCTAAACTAACTGCCAATAAACCGTTTCGTGAAGTTGGCATATTCCGAACGGATTTCTTTGAAGAACATCATGAGTCAAGCGAATTTAAGCTTCGAGGATTGATAACAAGCATCAAAGCAATTTTTGTAGATAAATTCGCAGATGAGAGTAATCGGAATACGGACAATCCCAATAATAGCTTTTCAATTTATGAAGCTCAGTATATTGATGCCCGCAATGATATTGCTGACTACAACGGACGTAATGCTCGCGATGTTATTTACTATATAATTGTTCTCCAGGATGTAGAAGTTAGCCAAAATCCATTGAGACATTATGGGAACGAGACAGATGCGGCATTATGGAACAGACCACAGATCAAAGTGAGATATTGAGGTAGGTAGCCGTCGGTGCTCCATAGGAGAGGGAAACCGAATAATTCAGAAGCGGTTCTGCCGAGATCAAAACCATAGGATTCGAGCGACGGACGGACAAGTTCGGGATGTCGGCATGGTTGGTTGCTTAGCCGAGAGCAAGTGCCTTCTGGACAGTATAAGCAGCTCCCGGCGAATGCTAAAGCACGGCCATCGTATTGTGCCTCCATGTCCAATAATTTCTTTTCGAGACGTAGACGCTCAGGTCGGAAAAATTGTTTTACCTCTGAGAATGGAATTTCCTTGCCATCAGGAATAATTTTCGTGGCAACCAAAAAGACATTGGAGTATTGTCGAAGTTCCGCCATCGTATCATGAGCGAATGGTGGACACGACCAAAGCTTACCATAATTGCGGCACTCTTTGCAATATTTTATAAAACACTCTGAATTAGAGTATTTCCGGATATATTCTTCAGTTGAAAGTGAGGTCGTAAAATCCTCTGTACTATAGGTGAATGTCAATTTCTGGTCTGTCATGGCAACTCATTCGATGCTTATATTCAGCAAAGGTACTTCATCTTTTGGGAATGTTTCATTGCCGAAATTTCGCAGACCCGAATATTAACATCATTTACATTGATAGTGCCTGAATTTTGCCCAACTGCCGCTTATCTTTGTGCCAAAGAAACTTCAAAACGACATTGAAGTGAAATTTAATTGTCTAATCCATAAATAACTACAACTATGTTTTTTGTTTTAGTCCTTATAGTCTTCGGCATGTCAACTCTCGGCAGCATGACCAGCTCTCGCCGCCATTGATACTGCAAACGTGACAACCAATTCAGTTCAGTTGATCATGAAACATATCAAAATGCGTGCGCTCTACTTCAAAGCAGTGAAACCTGCAATGAAAGAGCTGGATGTAGATGAAGACCTCTACAATGCTTTGTGCAACGGGGCACCCGATGCACAACTTTTGCAGATTATGGGCATCCCATACATGGCATCCTCAGTCCGTCGCATACAGATACAGTGTGATGGCAAGCTCATCTACAGCTCCCCAAACCGTGCTGCCGTAACATACGCTTGCGACGCCCAGCCATGGTAATCCGGCGTCTGCATCCACTAAGCAACACTATAGTAACAAATTAGGCACAACAGTCAAAATATCGCAAATAAATATCCACTATTTCTTTGTATATCTTGCCGCCTAATTAAAAAAATTATGTTATCTTTGTGGCTAAATAAACGGCCTGATTCTCTCCTAATAAACAATCATTACGCAAAAAGAATTGAAAAAGTTGCTTAAATTTCAATTGCAAGTTTATTATTTTTTTAAGTGTTTTGATTGACCTGAAGTAATGAAAATGAGCTTAAATTAAATTCAGTAGAATGAGATACTGTTTTTCTGGACATGAATCTTTTCAGTGCAAATCGCTTTGGTTGAAGAAAGGTTTTGACTATCTGCGGAATGGCAACAAGTTTACAGATGAAGATGCTGTGGCTAAACTTGGTGTGGGCAAGAATATGGTCGCCTCTATTAGGTTTTGGCTCAAAGCTTTTGGGCTAACCACTAATGATGTCATAACACCTATAGCGCAATACCTTCTTGATACTGAAGCTGGGAAAGATCCATACACAGAAGATATTACCACCTTGTGGCTACTTCATTTTTTAATTGTATCAACTGAGGCCGCAAGTTTATATTCCTTGCTTTTTGTTGAATATCAACGTGAGAAGAAAGAATTCACTCGTGCAGATCTTCAAGCTTTTATAAAGCGCAAATGCAATGTTCCCGAACAGAAAAATGTCTACAACGAAAACACTGTAAAAAAAGACATTGGAGTTCTATTGAAGAATTATGTTGCGCCAAGTGATCTAAAGTCAATTGAAGACTTTTCTGCGCTATTGATATCATTGAACTTAGTAACCTACAAAGGGAATGATGTATATGCATTCCAAGAAATCAAGGAGTCTACTATCAATCCAATGGTAATACTTTTTGCGTTGGTCAGACTCAAAGGAAATGATAGAACAGTCTCATTTGATACTCTCCAGATATTATCATTAATCTTCTGTTTGCCAATAACCTCTCTTATTGGGATTATTAAATCACTCGAAAAGCAACTGCCAAATGTTATCGTATTTTCGGATAATAGCGGCATTAAAAACGTTCAATTTCTAACAGAAGTTGATGAGATTGAAGTCTTGAATAATTACTATAATTCTTTATGAGCTATATACCATCCATAAATATAGAGCAAAATACAGCTGACCAATTTCAGTACATTGTTACTGAAAATGCTAAGCTAGTATTAGCAAATATCGTCAATGGATTTAGTGCTGGGCATCACGCTTTTACGGTAATTGGTACATATGGGACTGGCAAATCCAGCTTTATTGTAACGCTCGAGAACGACTTAATCAATGACGCAAAAGTTCTTATCAAAGATAAAGCTGTCTTTGCAAAAGTTGAAGGCTTCGAGTTTCTAAATATTGTCGGAGATTATGCATCATTGGCTCGACTAATTTCTGAGAAATTGCACTCAGAATACGATAATGCCATTGATGCTCTCCATGCTTATTACAACTCCTTGCGTAAACAAAATAAATTTTTGTTTATTGTCATCGACGAGTTTGGTAAGATATTGGAACATGCCGCGAACAAAAATCCTGAGAAAGAAATATACTTCCTACAGAAATTAGCAGAGTTTGTTAATGTCCCTACCCGCAACATTATTCTTTTAACTACGCTGCATCAAAATTTTGGTGCGTATGCAACTAAGCTTACAGAACAGCAGAAGCATGAATGGCATAAAGTTAAAGGTCGATTCCATGAGGTCGTCTTTGCAGAACCGGTGGAACAGTTGCTATACTTAACAGCCCAGCAGTTAGACAAAAAAAATTATGTAGAGCGTTCAACATTGAGCTTAGATAAAATCTTTGAACTGGCTCGAAAGTCTAACTTAATATCAGGATCATTTAAATTTGATACTGCGAAGCGTCTATTCCCATTAGATCCAGTATCCGCAACTTGTTTAACTGTTGCAGTGCAGCGGTATGGACAAAATGAGCGCAGCCTTTTCTCTTTTCTTACAGCTAAGGGTTCTGATTCTATTAATGAATTTACCGGCAATGATCGCTCAACTTACAATGTCGCACGTATATATGATTACCTCAAGTATCATTTTTACACTGCTCTAACTGAGACCAATGCCGATTCTATGGGTTGGAGAGCTTTGTCTGTAGCCATTGAGCGTATTGAAAATAGCCAATTGTCGACAGATGACATTACTTCTGCACTTAAAATTGTAAAAACCATCGGCATTCTTAATATGTTCTTCAATGGTATCATTCTTGATGCTCAATTTTTGAAAACATATTGTGAATTCGCATTAAACATACCTAATGGCGAAGAGATTGTCAAGAAGCTTGTTTCACTGAAGATTATACGTTTCGCATCATACAAATCTCAATATATTCTTTATGAAGGGACGAATATTGACATAGAAAGCGAAATATATAAAGCATCAGCAATTGTGCCGACACCAACGTTATCAGTTGATGAAATAGCACCTTATGTTAAGCAGCGTGTATCTATTGCAAGTGCATCATATTATAAAACGGGGACTCCGCGATATTTCGAGTACAAGGTTTCAAATGAGCCATTAGCCGGCGATGGTATCAGTGGAGACATTGACGGCATAATTAACCTTATCTTCCCGTTATATGATAACTTCAATGAAGTTGTTGAGTTGTCAAAACTGCCTAAGAATCGTGCCTGCATCTATGCATATTTCCGCAATACAGATATAGTGGTTAAACACCTTCATGAGATTAAAAAGCTTCAATACATCATTGACAATGTAGCTTTTGATGATCGAGTTGCACAGACAGAATTGGCGAACCAAAAAGATTTTGAGACACATAAGCTTAACGAAGTAATCTCAGCAAGTCTTTTCTCGACTAATAAGAATATTATTTGGATTAACGATGGGACAGAACTGATTGTTAATTCATCAAGACAATTCAATTCTCTTTTGTCCTCTGTTTGCGATAAAGTATATAGCAAAACTCCGATAATTCGGAATGAGCTGATCAACCGTCAGAAGCTCAGCTCTGCCATTTCTTTAGCTCGAGTCAATCTTTTAGATGCAATGTTGAACCATGCAGACGAGAAAGATTTTGGCTTCGCAGAAAACACATTTCCTCCAGAGAAGACAATTTACTTCACACTGTTTCGCAATTCAGGCATACACAGACTGGATGACAATGGCAACTATATACTGGGAGAACCACTTGGTAATGAGTTGAAATCGTTATGGTCTGCCTGTGTAGCTTTCGTAAAACAAAGCACCGACAAACCCCGTAAGTTACAAGAACTTGTTGACATTCTACGGAGTAGCCCATATAAACTTAAACAAGGCGTAATTGACTTTTGGATTCCAATCTTTCTATATGTTAACCAACAAGATTTTGCCCTATATAACGGCAATACTTTTGTTCTCAATATAACCAAGGAAGTCTTTGAACTAATTCAAAAGCGAATACGAGATTTTTCTATACGTGCCTTTAACGTTTCAGGTGTCAAATTCGAATTTTTCAATAAATATCGTCAATTCCTTAACAAGGAACAAGCTTCTGCTATAACTGCTGACTCATTTATTGAAACTGTAAAGCCATTCTTCCGATTTTACCGTAGCCTAAATAACTACGCTAAAATTACTAGAAAATTTGATAATCCTTTTACTGCTAAATTCCGCGACGTTCTTTCCAATGCAAAAGATCCTAGCGTTACTTTCTTTGAAGAACTTCCAGCAGCATTGGGATATACAGATCTAAACAGTTCCGAATTTGTCGAACAATATATTGGTCTCATCAAGACTGCTGTTCGAGATCTGAACCGCTGTTACGACCTCTTTATAGATCGACTTGAAGCTTCTATTATTGAACGCTTCGGACTTCCTTCCCAATTTGAAGAATACAAACAAGTTCTCAATAATAGATACCGCTCTATTGACGCGAGCGTTTTACCGCCCAAAAGTAAAGCATTCTTAGAACGCTTACTTTCTCCATCGTCGACTCGCAAAGAATTCTTTGAAAAATTAGCTATTGTCATCACTGACAAGCGCTTGGATGAGACTAAAGATAATGAAGAAGCACTATTAACGCGTAATATGCTTCACATCTTTAGTGAACTCGAAAGATATTCTTCTATGGGTTCAATTGACTCAAACTCAGAAGAAGAAGCCTTCAATGTTGAACTGGCGTATAGCAAGGGAAAATATGCCAAAGCACAAACCTTCATTGTCCCTAAAAACAAAGTGGAAGAAGTTAATCGTATTAAAGAAAAAATTTCCGCCTTGATGTCTGGTGACAACGATTTGGACGTGTGTGTTCTTTTGAAAATGTTAAACGAAAGGTTGAATTAACCATGGTTAGACATGTATTAGGAATATCCGGCGGGAAAGACAGTGCCGCACTGGCTATTTATATGAAAGATAAATACCCAGATCTCCATGTTGAATATTACAACACAGACACTGGGTGTGAACTAGCCGAAACCGACCTTCTTATTAATCGGTTAGAATCTTATTTGGGAGGTATTCGTCGTCTCAGAGCTGCAGAAGGCAGTCCAGAGCCGACCCCCTTTGAGCATTTCTTAAAGGCTAGTGGAAACTTTCTGCCATCACCTCAACAGCGATGGTGTACTCAAAAAATGAAACTTGCAGAAATGGAGCGTTTCGTTGGAGATGAACCAACTATCTCTTACGTAGGCATACGAGGCGATGAAGATAGAGAGGGGTACATCTCGACAAAACCGAATATTCAAGCGATATTCCCATTCCGAAAGAATATATGGAGTATAGATGTAATTCATAATGTGGTTCATAAGAATAACATAGATAAATTTACTTCAATTTACCTTAGCGTTGCTCCGGAACCATTACACGAAGAACTGAGTAAGATACTATTACATCCCCTTACCAAGGACTTTTACTATGCAAAAAAAGTAAATGCCCTTATGGATATTGATGTGAAATTGTTCAATAAGGCAGTTTTTGAGTATCTCAAAACAACTGATTATCCTGTTGGCCAATTAGATTCATTCCCATTGATTGATAACGATGACGTACTGGTACGTGACGACATCTTTAGAATACTGGAAGATAGTGGAGTCGGCGTTCCGGCATACTACAAGCCAATCGAGTTTGAAGTAGATGGCAAGAAAGGGACCTACAATCGTAGCCGCTCAGGTTGCTATTTCTGTTTCTTTCAACAGAAGATAGAATGGATCTGGCTATATGAACAGCATCCGGATCTTTTTACCAAGGCCATGGAATTTGAAAAAGATGGATATACCTGGAATCAAAATGAGAGTTTAGCTGAACTCATTAAGCCAGAACGTGTACGTCAAATCAAGTTAGACACTATCAAAAAGCAGGAAGCCAAAAAGAAATCAGGTAGTTCAAAACTGGTTGATATATTTGGAGATCCTGACGATGATAATGACGCATTTTGTGCTAATTGTTTTATATAGTCTATGTTAAAGTCGGATATAATATGGCCCAAAAGCAGACGCTATAAGTCTAAAACAGAATGGGAACCGCTAGGTTTCTTTTCTGAATCATTATGCAATGCATCTAGCTTTGATTTAATGCTAGGTTTCTTCTCTTCTTCTGCAATATCTGTTTTAGCTGATTCGTTTGCTATCTTTCTCCATAATGGGGGAAGAATGCGCCTTATTATAAACGATATTCTTACTGAGCCGGATAAGCAAGCTATACTTTGTGGGCAAAGCGAGTCTTTGCAAAGAGTGTTCTTTAATTTGACTGACATCGGTCAATTAAAAGAAACGCTATCTCGGCAAGATAAACATTTCTTTGATTGTCTCTCATGGCTAATTGCTAACAATCGCATCGAATTTAAAATCATTTCCCCCATTGATTCCTATGGCATATCTCACACCAAATGTGGTATATTCTCTGATGGAATTAACAAGGTGGCCTTCGATGGCTCATGTAACTTTTCTCGGACAGCACTTATAGATAATATCGAAAGTATAACTGCTGAATGTGATTGGGATGGAGAAGTTTCCCGAGCAAAAATTGAAAATATCGAATCGGACTTTTCACAAACATTTCTTGGTTACAATGACACCGTAAAATATATTGATGCGAGCGACATAAAGACTCACATTACATCTAATTTCCCAGTAAAAGACCTTAACGAGCTTCTTCAAGAGGAGCAGAAATTATTGAATGAAAAAACCGACGATCTTGAGGAATTGCCGGCAGGAATTAAACGGGCAATTCTGAAAGCTCAAATGAGGATTCAAAACACGCTGGATGAAATTAATGCAAAATCACTCAAAGAAGAGAAGCTTCATAACCCACATTTCCCATTCCAATCAGGTCCACGTGAATATCAGGTCAAGGCATTTAACGCATGGAAAGAGAATAAACAACGTGGATTATTTGCGATGGGGACAGGTACTGGTAAAACAATAACTTCGCTAAACTGTCTCTTAGAGATTTTCAATAAAAGCGGATATTACAAAGCTCTCATTCTTGTACCGACCATTACATTAGTCAACCAATGGGAATCTGAATGTAGAAAATTTGGGTTCACTAATATCGTGAAAGTTTGTTCTAAATTCCCTAATTGGAAACAGGAAATTGATAGTATCGACTTTAATGAATCAGTAGATACAACAGGAAAGAAGAATTCATATATTATCATTAGTACATATGCTTCATTTGCCAGAGACAATGTATACCAAAGCTTGAGTGGTTTTCCTCGAAAGCAAGTATTATTAATTGCCGACGAAGCACATAATATGGGTGCCGGGCAAATATTAAAGAGGCTCAAATCTATTCCATATCTTAGGCGTATTGGGCTATCCGCTACTCCAGAGCGGCAGTTTGACACAGCTGTAAACAATCAATTGATGAGATTTTTTGGTTGCGAAGGACACCAATACACGTTTGAATATACAATGGCAGAAGCTATTGAAAATGGATTCTTATGTAGGTATAAGTATTATCCACACGTTATAAGGCTAAACACAGCCGAGATGGAGCAATACTTAGAAATATCGCGGAAATTAGCGCAATATTACACCTTTAATGAAGAATCATTTGAGCCGAAAGGTGATCCTATTCTTACAGCGCTACTCATAAAACGTAAAAGCATTATTCACAAGGCGGCTAACAAGTTGCCCGCCTTTAAGAATATTGTGCAAGACCGTTTAAATGTATGCGGTAGTCTCAAATATACGCTAGTCTATGTTCCAGAGGGGAATATGCCTGATGACCAAGCCGACATATTTGATGAATACGATTCAATACCAGATGATAAAGAAGCAATTCATCTAATTGACACCTATACTAAAACCATACGAGACCTCAGCCCAACTATTACTGTCAGTCAGTTTACAGCCGCTTCAAAAAATCGTGATACTCTGCTACGCGATTTTGCAGAAGGCAAGTTGGGAGTTCTCACCTCTATGAAATGCCTCGATGAAGGAGTGGATGTACCACGCAGTGAACTTGCCATATTTTGTGCAAGCACAGGTAATCCTCGCCAATTTATTCAACGCCGAGGTCGTATTCTCCGAACTCATAAAGATAAACATCTCGCTGAAATTCACGATTTGATTGTCGCCCCTGAAGTCGGAGAATCAGAGGAAACATATAATATGGAACGTAATCTCTTACGTGCAGAACTTAGGAGAGTCCAAAATTTTGCCGAGCTTTCGGAAAATATGGATGATACTATTCGCGAACTAGAGGACATTCTAAACTACTATGCAATATCAATCTTTAACCCCTAATAGTCACATGGCCACTTACCAAAGCAATCGGGAAAAGATGTTGAATGCGGTTCTTCTCAACGACAAGTTGAGGAAATTCGGAGGATATGAACCGAAAGATTTTGCCACCTTCGATGCTGCACTAATATCAGAAAACTACGTTGTTCAAACTGTTGCCCGAATCATTCAAAGCCATCGAGATGGCAACAATCCCAAGAGTATCTATACCGAAATAACTGACTTCCTCAAAAAGAAAGTATGATCATCAAAAGTATCACAATCAAAAACTTCAGAAGCTATTATGGCGAGAATAAGTTCGAATTTTCAAACGGACTTACACTCATCATTGGCGACAACGGAGATGGTAAGACCACCTTCTTTGAAGCTTTGTCGTGGTTGCTTAATCTACAAGTTGAGAACGCTAATACCACGCTAATGTCAGAAATGCGCCGACATCAACTTGAAGTCGGAGAGCAGGATTCCGTTTCCGTCGCTATGACATTTGAACATGACGGAGAAAAAGTTGTAGAAAAGTCTTTCACCGTTGAAAGAGCAAATGAATTTAAATTCATAACTCGAAACTTTTCATTTATTGGCTACGAGACTACCGCAACAGGTCGCCAACCAATTTCTGGAAAGGTGTTAATCAGCCGCTGTTTCGATGCTTTTATTCAAAGGTACAGTATGTTTAAGGGGGAAACGACCTTGAATGTATTCGAACACTCTGATGCCCTAAAAATGCTTGTCGATAAGCTCTCTGATATTCATGAATTCGATGAATACGTCAGTATGTCGGAAGAATTTGAAAAAAAATCTGGAGACGCATATGAAAAAGAATGCAAGTTAGACAGACGGACAGAGAAACAAGCAAAGGCCCTTGAAATAGAAAAAGACAAGGTTGTTAGAAATATCGCAGATTTGCGTAAAGACATCCGTGATGCAGAAACCAGTGCAAAGCTATTCACATCCAAGATTGAGGACTTAGAGCGCAATCAAGAAACTAGCGCCAGATATCAAGAACTCAAGGAGCTTATTAAAAGTCGTAAAGAAGATGTTTTGCAGTGGCGAAACCGCGTGACGAATGAGAATTTTAATGTCGATCTTCTTGACAAACTGTGGATATTAGCACCATTTACATCTGTACTTGAAGAATTCAGGACAAAGGTTGCTGCCTTCAGCAAAGAAAAGAGGAAACAACATGATGATTTCATTGCTCAACGTTCCAAGGAACAAGGCAAGAAAGAAGCCATCAATGAAATGCTTAAACTTGCAAATGGGACCACTCAACTGCCTTGGTATCTTCCTGATGTTGATACTATGCAGGAGATGGTAGACGATGAAATCTGCAAAGTATGTAATCGCCCAGCACCGAAAGGATCCGAAGCATACTACTTTATGCTTAACAAACTGCATGATTTTCGCTCTCACATTGAAGCTCAGAAAAAAGCAGCAGAAGAAAAACCAGAAGAAAAAGAGCTTTTTGTTAACAATTACATTGAGCAAATGCACAACCTAAGCATTGCTTTGGGTGGTTCAAAAGCTGAAGAAATTTCAAATCTCTTCAACGTTATAACTGATAAACTTGAATTATTAGAAACCTTTAAAGGCAAGCTAAAGGACGCTGAAATCAAGCTTCAAGAAGCTGAAGATGACAAACAACGTCTATTAATTCAAGCAGACGGTATCTCTGAAGAGCAACTGGATACAGACTTCTTTAATCTAAAGGGCTACTTTGAACGGAAAGGTAAAGCTGAAAAGAAATTAACAGAATACACCGCTTTACTCAAAGAACAATTAGCTCGCCGCGAAGAGATTGAGGCAGAATTCATTGCCCTTAATCCCGGAAGTTCTATGGCACGCATATATCAGAATGTTCACAGCGTTCTTAGTCGAATCGCGGAAGCATTTAAGGAGGCTAAAGAGACTAATTTAACTCGTTTCCTTCATGATATTGAAGATCGTGCTAACGAATACCTCAATCGTCTTAATACCAATGATTTCCATGGTATTATTCGTATTGTTCGCAAAAGTAACGATGCAACTGAGATCAAGTTGCTAAGCTCTAACAACACTCTTATCACAGACCCTAGTGGTTCTCAACTTACGACCATGTACATGGCAGTACTCTTTGCCATCTCGGACCTCACTAGTGATAAGCGTGATGAAAATTATCCGCTCATTTTTGATGCGCCAACATCATCATTTGGTGGCATCAAAGAAAGTGGATTCTACAATATCATTGACAACCTTGAAAAACAGTGTATCATTGTTACCAAGGACTTCTTGAACGACAAGGGTGAGATTGAAACATCTAAGATTCATCAACTCACATGCTCCGTGTATCGTATTAAGAAACAAGAGCCGTTCAATGATAGTGACCTATCAACAATTAGAACAATCATTACCCCCATAAAGTAGCCTATGGAAAAGTTATATGACCTTTGGGCCAAACGAAACCCAGAATGGGAACGTCGTTTTGAAGATTCAATCTTTAAAACTTTTGCAGATTATGGAAAAGGTAATACATCTCTTTCCGACAGCCGTGGCAAAATCTTCGGCGCTGGATATGAAATGTTTATCCTCGCATTTTTTATCGGACTCTACTTTAACCAAACAAGAAAGTTAGTAGAGGATCGCGATGAGCGCAAATCATGTGGACAAGCTATTCAATATTGGGGTAATATTGAAACGCGTGGTATTCGTCAAACTTATGGAGCAATTCGTGAATATATCTTTGCAGCATTAGTTGCAAGAACTGATATCGACCTCATTGCGCTTGATAAAGGCGATTCTAAAGTCTCTGTTCGCAAAGTTGTTGATGCTCTTGTTCAAAAGATGGAAGAATACGCAAATTTCGGATTCTACTACATTGAAGAAAGAATGATGGAAAATCCGGACTTCTTCTTTAAAGATAAGGCTTTTCTCAGAGTCTTTATGCAATTCAAGCCAAAAGAGCCTGAATCAACAATAGATGATTCAGGAGATGATGAACCCGAAGAATTGTAAACGTTATGGCATATAATGCCATTAGATTCTATAATTACGTCTCAGCATTGGTCAAACCAATGCTGGGCAATAATTGTAGGACACTTTTTCAAGGGTTGATATCACCATAGAAACTTTTCAAAAGGCGCTTTATACATATCCCATGAACAACACCTCTGAACCAGAAATATCCGCGCCTCAGGAGGACACCGCAGTCAAGTGCAAATGCACTTGCCAGGGCGAGTGTCAGTGCGGCAACAAATATAAATCCATCCGCCCCGTCTACTACGAGGTCGATGTCAACAAATACATTAACTCTCTCAACGATTGGGACTAAACTCTCTCCAGGATGACCGACAACGAACTACTTGAAAAGGCTGCTATGATTTGCATCACCAACCACGCCGGACAAACCGACAAGGCTGGGCAAGCCTATTTTCAACACCCAATGCGTGTTGCTTTGCGTTGTGCTACGACTGAACAAAAGATTGTTGCACTGCTCCACGATACCATCGAGGACACGCCCGTAACTTCCGAATATTTGCTTGAACAAGGTTTCTCGCAAACAATCGTTGACGCCGTGCGGTCAGTAACCAAACGCGACGGCGAAAGTTACGAAGACTTCGTAAAACGTGCCGCTGAAGATCCCATCGGTCGAGTGGTTAAGCTGCATGACCTCGAAGACAATCTCGACGTATTCCGTCTCGCTGAGGTCAACACAGAGGACGCTCAACGCCTAACCAAGTATCTCGTTGCCCATCGTTTCCTCTCTGAATACAAGCCGACGGATCCTGACGGAACCGCGGCTAATCCAGAGCCGGAGCAGACACGTAAGATTCCAACTAAATCGGAATCTTATCGTGCTCGCCGTGCTGATGTTAACCAACGCATACGAGTTGCACTGCAACACAGCTCCGGCACCAACTACAACAAGGACAAAATTATGGTAACTATGCCTGACCGCTCAGTAATTTCCCATCCATCAGGCATAGACACATTTGCTGAAGCGCTCCGCTTCATGGGCTTCAGCCAAGTGGCTGCTCTCGGCAAATTACATAATAGCAAATATCCAATTGTAGCTCGCGAGAACATTGGTGGCAAATACCGCATGGAAACGATGGGTTGGTACGTTCTCTCGAACTGTCCCAACGTACTAAAAGCCATCTATCTTAACGAAATTGCCGATGCTCTCGACGTGCCAATCGTCGCCGAAATCATCCCCAAATAAGACATATTCAGCACCATGGACGACTACGATGACTTAAGCGAGTATAACGGCGACATCATACACGATATGTATGTTGACTCCGATTACGACATCAACACCGGTGAGCTATCGGATGATGCCGATGACGCCGACTTCGATGACACAGACTATTAACACTTCAAACTATGGCTATACTACAAGAATTTATTAAGGTTGATGACCTTAACAACAAGGGGCAGGAGACAAACATCGTCCTGACCGACGTGGCAAACTTCGCAATTATCACAGACGATGATGGCGAATATTCCGCTGATGGCGAGCCATCCGATAAGGAATATTTCTGGATCGCAATGAACGACGGTACTATCCATGTCTTTGAGTGCAACATGGCATATGCCGTATTAGTAACCAAGAGCATCATGCAATTAAAGGCGGCTGCTGCCCTTGGTTTGCGTACGAATAAAGTATTCGTTTACTAAATCAGGCCAACCATCTTCGCATGATAAGAAAATCTTTCATATTACTGCTACTTCCTGTTTTGCTCATAGCTTGTGGTTCTGATGACGATGAGCCTTCGTATCCGGAGTATGACCAGGCTTATGCCAAATTTCTATCGCAATACAAGACCTACAACTATGTTCCTGACATCATTGAGACCGGTATCAACGCACCATTTTACCAGCTTGATAAAGATGGGAACATCTTCATGCAGGTAATCTCCGACGTTGGTAATATGGCAGATAACGAAACCATCTACTACGATTATACTACCACCAGTATCCTCGACGGTCATGTCATCTCTTCAAACGAAGGAAATATCCCTCGAACAGACTATTTCTATTATTATGAAAGTATGACTCCTTCGATCATCACCTATGCACTTCAATATGTTGGCGATAGCAGTACGGTTAAATTGGCTATCCGTAAAGAACAGGCCAGTGTAGAAGTTCCATATATCATGGAGATTAGGTATATGCCGGTAAAAAATTAGGAATAGCAGACCTCTAACTCATTGCGAGCTACGTCACCAACTAAGGTTGGGGCGTGGCTCGCTTTTTCTTTTTCAGGGGGGCGCAGTCGGGATGACCGACCGCCCGAGGGGAGTTGCCGGCTAGGGGCATCCGGGAAGTTTTCTTGCGATATTCATAGGGGTTGAATGTCGCCGCCGGTCTCGGCGGTTTGCTGATTCGGGGGAAGGTGAGCCACCTTCAAGCGGAATATACCTCATGGTCGCTCATGTCGACACGGGACGTGCGGACTGTGCGGAGCAACGTTCCGTGCTTGCCGAAACGTTTATCGAAGGGAGCACAGTTTTACATATAGCTATCACTCATTTGAGTTCAGGGGAGTGAGTCGCGGCTTTTATTTTTCCTTTGCAAAGTTAGGGCGCCAACTCAACGCTCTCTAAATGCAGGTGTGCACTTCGTGTTCACGGTATCTTCGCTGACGTTGCAGACAGCCGTTGAACATTTGTTCGGTCTCAGACAGCTTCCCACTTGATTGCACGTAAAAATTAAGAGCCTCGGCTCACACGTCAAACCCCTAAACTTCAAAATCATGACAGCAACATTCCAAACTTCATTTTTCGCTCCCCTCGAAAACGAAATCGTCAATCGCAAAGCTCGTCGCTCTTCTCGCAAAGCCCTCCGTCTATTCCAAGTCGACATTGAGAACTTCGACAATGAGGTGGAATCCTACGAAATTGAGGCTCACTCCGCCTCCGAAGCCGCTGAACTTGCCGAGAGTCGTTTCGGCGGTGACGTTTACAACATGAATATCTACGAGCAAGAAAGCTTCTAATTGGAATGCCCCCAATATCGGCTAACAACTCCCACTCGGGGGTTGTTTCCGGTGCTACCGCAACCTGCTGTCATCCCTTCCTGCTGCCCCTGAAATGCTTCGCTTGTTTGCAACATATCGCGCCCGCGGCACTGCTACCGTTGCGCACCGGTGGCTTCACGTCCTCGCTTGCCACCGACCTTTCGACATTCTGATGCTTTGTCTTACCGCTCTCTGCGCGAGTCGCAGACAACAATGTAGCTGCACTCTTACCATTGCACCTTCACTGACTCCATCCTCATACGCCACCGCTCCTTGACGACGCACCTACGCTTGACATGGCTCGCCACCGACGAGTGGGCACCACGGCCTTCGATGCTCTCCGTCGGGGCTTATCTCACCACATTGTTCTCGGCTGTGACGCTTTCGATTGCCTGACTCCTCCGTTCTTTGGGGAGTGAGACGCGGCTCTTTATTTTTCCTTTGCAAAGTTAGGGCGCCAACTCAACGCTCTCTAAATGCAGGTGTGCACTTCGTGTTCCCGGTATCTTCGCTGACGTTGCAGACAGCCGTTGAACATTTGTTCGGTCTCAGACAGCTTTCCCACTTGATTGCACGTAAAAATTAAGAGCCTCGGCTCACTTGTCAAACCCCAAAAAACTTCAAAATCATGGCAAAGAAAGCTAAAACAACAGTCGAAAACAACGCAGCTCAAAACGCTAATCCCGCCGTCGAGACTTCTCCGGCAGTTGCTCCCAAACTCATCGTGGCTCAGCACATGTTTGACCGCTGGTACGTCTACTTCAAGGGCGTGGCTCCTAAGGACAACGTCGGTTGCGGTTGCAAGACAGCCAAGAGCGCTATCCGCTACATGCATCTGCTCAAAGCTCGCTACGGAGCGATTATCAGCCAAAACATCTACGATCGCCTCCAGTTCGAGGCAGCTAAGGAGGCATGAAGCCCTAAGGCGCAGCGTCAGGAGTTAGAGCCTCGGTTCTAACTCCCGATGCTGTCTTTTTATCCGGCACCATCCGGTGCTACCTTTGCAGCATCATATTCTATAATGCTGCAAAGGTTATGGCAAACAAGCTCACATATAAGCCAACGGCGATTATGCTGTCATCGCAGATTGGCAACATCGAGATAGATTCAACGTACACTTATGTCGATGTAGCTATTACCGGTTTTGGTGGAGTATCAATCCTCAGCGAGCGATATTATACTTACAACAACCACATCACCATCTACAACATTGCGCAAATCCTCGAGGCACATATGCGCACTTCGGGCTACGTCTACACCGACTACACAGTCTCCATCAGTACCGATGGTGCCAGCACCGATTCCATGACTTTGCACGTGCTCTATTGCGACCGATTCACGGTTTGCACTTCGCCTGAGACGTTCTACACAGAAAACTTCCTCACCACACTTGCAACTCGTCGCATCGCTTCCGGCACCACCGTTCAGCTTTCGCTCCTTGCCGTCGCCGGTGAGTCGTTGGATTACTCCGTTGCTTACCATTATCGCAGTAATTCCGGCGGTACCGTCCTAACAGACTCCTTCGTTGTTGGCAACGGAGACACCGCAGCAATAACATCTATCGTCACACTAAACATCAGTGAAGCCGACATCCTCGCTCATGCGGCATCCGCCAACATTGAGCTTGTCAGCTACACGGTTACGTGCGGCCAGCGTTCTGCCTCTTTCTTCATTGACCACAGTCTCGATAACGCACGGCAATTCATTTTCCGCAACTGCTTCAACGTGGTTGACATTGCGCAGTTCCGGGGTGTAACCACCGCCAAAACTGACGTTGACCGCACTATCGCCGTGGTCAACGGTGTGTCGAGCTTCTACAATCAACAGTCAACCCAGACCTACGAGGTGGAGGTCAATGGGTTGACAGCCGACGAAGCCGGTTGGATTGATCAGCTACTCACATCCTACAACGTGCGCACCTTTGTCAATAATCCTTGCGATGACACCGACTCGCTGGTCCTCGCAGCCATTCTCATCACCGATATGACCTGCGAAATGCAGGACGGCGACGAGAAACCGAACTCGCTGAAATTCACTTGGCGCTACGCCAACGACCGCCCGTTCATCCAACTCTCAGCATCCTCCGGCATTTTCACCTCACCATACAATCCAGTATTCTCATAATGGCTCGCTCGATACACATCTCAACCGCTCGCCACATCCTCAATAGTGGCGACCCCGTCGACCTCCTTGTCTGGAGGTCTGACGGTTCAATCATCGCATACAATAACTGCATCTCACTGCGATACAGCTATTACGGAGGTTGGCGCAACATCAAGTTGCTCACCTCCGGCGAGTGCAGAAAGATACGCGACTGCTGTATCTTCCGCGTCAATGGCCTTGAAGTTTTCCTATAAGTTGTGTATGCCGCTGAAAATGCGTATCTTTGCTATCTAAAAACCACCTTTTATGAGCAATCTCTACGCGATATATTTCAGTGCTACGGACACAACAAGCCGTTGTGTAAATTATATTTGTCAAGGTTTAGGCTTCAAGCCAACATCAACAATAAATCTTGCTGATGGTTTTGATGTTGATTTTCCTGACTTTACCTCTGACGATATTGTCATAGTAGCAACTCCTGTTTACGGCGGTCGAATACCTGCTCTTGTAGCCGAGTCATTTGCTCGTCTTAAAGGCAACAATGCCATCGCAATAGCCTTAGCTGTTTATGGCAACCGTGACTACGACGACGCACTGCTTGAAATATCTGATATTCTCAACAATAAGAACTTTCGTATAGTGGG